TTGCCGTTTCGGTCATGCCACGCCTTCGCTCTGATTTGATCCAGACGGCGCAACACGTCCACCTCCCAGGGGAGAAGGTGGATTTGCTTCAGTGCTGCCCAGTGATGGATCTCGGTGTAGGTGCAATCGCCCAGCTGACAGAACCACCCCCAGAGGTACTCCATACCTTCCGGGGGCGACTCAATCTTCAGGCTCTTGGGTTTCTTGCCGGTTTGCTTCCAGACCTGTTCCAGTCGCTGGCGCTGGCTGGTACCGGTCTTGGCGTCGGGTAAATCGAGGTCTATTTGCCCTTCCGCCCAGTCGTAGAGTCGCTGGACGGTTTCGTGAAAAAACGGGCATCGTTGGAGGCGTAGCGGTCGATCATGTCCCGCAGCTGGGGCGCCTCACGCAGAAGCTTCTGGACGTTTTCGGGGGTGCACTCCTCTTCAAAGGACCAGTCACCCACCAGGGCGGCGGTCAGGATCACTGTGCGATCCTCTGCTTTCACCTCGCCCTGGCCGGCAATAGCTGCCAGATCGGCCCGATAGGCCTCGGCCTTGGCTTTCTGGAAGCTGTCCGACCATTGAGACCGGATCACCAGATAGTGTTCGGTCTTTTCCCCTTCCGGGGTGCGCAAGGGCACCTTGATGCCCTCGTTCGCCTTATCCCGGGTGAAAAACGCATCCATCCCTACCATTACGCGGCACCTTTGGTGATTACGATTTGGCTCTCTTCGGTTTCATCAAAGAGGGCCATGATGTCCAGAGAAATGGTCACCTCGCCTTCGCCGCTCACGTCCGGCTGCCCGCTGTTGTACTTGATGCGCGGCAGTGTGAAAGCGTAGGCGTTGGTGCCATCACTCAGGGTGAATTCCAGGCTGGATTCAGTCTCGTTGAGGAACTTCTCGTAGAGCGCCTCGGATTCGAACCAGGCAGTGACGGAGCCGGAAAGGTTGGACTGGGCAATGCTCAGGCAGGCGGCAGTGTCAGAACCGACTGTAAACAGAGCTTTCAGGCCGTTTTCCAGGGTCAGAGACAGTTCGGTGATGATGGCGATGGCCGAACCGCCCTCCTCGATGGTTCCGGAGAAACTGTCAAACGGGCTGGATGTGGTCCCCGGGTCATAAGTGGCACCGGCGATAGCGGTCTGGGCCGGAGCATCCATGGAGCGACCAATCAGCCCGAAGTTGCTGGTGATAATCGCGTTCGGCGATACCGTCAGGTTCCAGGTGTTGAATTCGCAGCCCTTGTAGCGCAGGTACTGGCCAATATCGGCAAAGTGGCGCTCGATGGTGAATGGCCGGCGGACAACGCCAGCTTTCAGCTCATCGGTGCCTGCAGTAGGGGTGTCTACCTCCCACGTGCCGCAAAGCACCGCCTCCAGCATGGTGTCGAAGGCGCCGCCGTAGGAGAGCTCACAGTTGATGTCGCCACCGACCTGCTTGTTGCCATGGCGCATGTCAGCGATCTGCCGATCAGGGCGCAGTTCCTGAGACTGGATGGTCTCCTTGGTCAGAGCCAGCGTGGTGCCGGTCTGCCGGATGGGCGTAAAAACGGGAGTTGCCGGTGTGGTCCCGGCAACGGTTTCGGCCACCAGGGCCATAGAGTGGCGAGAGCCATTTGCAGGGCAGCCCATAGGGAACCTCCATCAAAGGGAAAGCCGCGTCTCACGACGTGGGCGCTTGGGCGTCTCACGACGGCCAATAAAAAGGCCCGCTATTGCGGGCCCTGGTAAATGTTCCCGGGTCTCTCCCCCGGGGAGTCACACCACTCGATACTTCGCGCTGATCAGGCGCTTTTCTGCCCCAGGTGTCGGGGATCTTTGGTCCCAGTAGCTAGCTGGATGGCGCTGGTCTCTTTCTCACCCCAGTCCGCAAGGCTTCCCCCGGTGCGCGTCTCACCGGCTCGACCAAATCAATGCACCGCGCCCCCGCGTCTCACGACGGTAGAGCGCAGCGGCTTTAACTGGTTTGAATTTCTGCAGAAACAGAGACGATGCTGGTGTACTTGCTGACTCGCTCGCCAATTGTATTTACCTGCATGTTGTTCACATCCACGCCAACCGAATACATATGGCCAGACTCTTCATGAAATTCCTGGATAGCCCTCTGGACCTTCTCCTGAAGGCATTTCAGCGACTTATCAATGGTGTAGCTCACGGTGTCGGCTCCATAAAAAAGCCCGCTCAGTGGCGGGCCGTGGGGTTTAGGCAAACGCCCGGTTGATCCAGGCGCTGTAATAAATCGTTATCGAAACGCGGCTCCAGTTATCCACCCGGCGCATCGGGCTGATGCCGCAAGAGCGAATCAGAACGCAGAGCGGGACGTAAACGCCGTACTCCTGGTCGATGAAATCCAGGTCCAGCGTTTCTGTTTGTGGTGGAGCCTCGAAACGGGCGCCAGCCTTGAACCGGGCGGCCACTTGATCGGCCTTTGCCAATAGCGGGCTGTCGCCGGTGTTCAGTGGCCAATTCAGGTCAATCTGGAAGACGCCATCGTGACGGTCTTGGCCGGTATCGCCCAGCGTAGCTACGCCCGGCTGTGCCGGCAGCACATGAACCCGCGCCCAAGGCGTGCCCGTCTCAGGGTCAAAGTCTTTGCCGGGCTTTGCCCAGGGCAGCCCAAAATCGCCGCTGATCCACGACTGAACCAGAGCGTTGCGAATATCGAGGAATCTCATACGCGGTTCTTCCGGGCTTCTTCTTCAAACAGGCGCTTAAACCGGGCCACGTTGCGGCGCAGCATGCCCTCCGGGGCCTTGGTGTGGGACCAGCCATCAAACTCAACGCGATAGGCGTAGGGCATGTTATTGCTGAGCATGGTGACACTGCCGCCCTGAATGGCCCGCACAATGGCTTCCATTTCGGCGGTGGTGGCACTGCCATCCTTGTCGGTGCGGCCATTCTCTGCCGATGCGGGGGAGCCTGTTGTGGTTTGCCAGTCACCGCGCAGGCGGCCATCCAGAACCGGGGTGTCCATGATGACCGCCCGAAACAGCCTCAGCTCAACGCCTCGTGCTGTTTGCTCCATCGAGCGCCCGGCCTTCTTCGAGAATGACCGAACATCCGATGCAAAGCTCATTTTCTCACCTGAATCTCATGGAGAAGGGTTTGCCCAGCAGGGCGCAGGGTCTTGATGCGAATAATCGTCCAATCAATACCGTCCACGGTGACCGAATCCGTCACTACCGGGTCAACGTCAAACGGAGCCAGCAGCAACTTGCGGTCGCTGGTGCGGATCTCGTTACCGGCGGCACGGGAATCACCGGCCTCTTTGATTGAGTAGTTCAGCAGCACGCCGTTCGGGGTGAAGCTTTCCGGGGTCTGGCCGGTCACATCACCAGTGAGCGGATCTTCTGTGCCGCCCGTTACGCGGGTAATAGTCACCGGCTGGCCGAACTGCGCCAGAAGCCGCTGCGCTGTGGCCGCCTGTCTGTCGTAAAAGGCACTCATGCCCGGACAGCCAACAGCCCACGGGTTACCAAGAAATCAGCAAACTGCGCACGGCTGGGCCGCTCAGGGGCCGCCCACATCAGCTTGCCGGTATTCTCGATTTGGCCATATTCCACTTCCAGAACGTCCACCTTTTCTTTGGTGACCGGCCCTTGTCGCTGGTCCGGCGGGTTTGTCTGGTCGTTGAATATCTCAGCAGCCAAGGCCATCTGGCCATACTCAATCCGCGAGGGGATATAGTCGTTTGACTGCAGTTGGCCATCTGTCCACACGTTGGAGCGGGGCCACGCCAGCGCCTGTCCAGCATTGGCCCGGTGACCCTTCCATTTCATCACGTTCATCTGGACGGCAGCCTGGCGCAGCAGGGCTTCCTGCTCTGCCTCAGTGTCAGGCACGGTCACGCCATAGCGGGTGCCGTAATCGACAAAATCCGCTGCCGTGGCGTAGCTTTCCGCATCCGCCTTGCCTGTGCCGTCCTCGATGATAAGGGCCATGCCTGCTCCTGCATTCCGGCTTACCAGAATGCCTCAAATTGGGTAACTGAAAAGGGGGCAAATGCCCCCTTGTTCACTCGCCAGCCTTATCTGCCGGCGCTTTCTTTTCGGCTGGCTTCTTTGCCGGCGCTTTCTTTTCGGTCACCTTCGGCAGATCCTTTTCGGGGGCTGCGTCTTTGCGACCATTCTCGGGCACAAAACGGGCATCCACAATACGGACGCCGGACTTCTGGGCCAGCGCCTTCACATCCTCGTTATAGCGAGTGAAGGGGCCGGGCAGATACCAAACAGGCGCTTTATTCGCCATGGGTCATTAC